TCTTAAGATGTGGGGGGAGGTGGGTTAATGCCTAGATACTACGAAGATTTTGATATTCCTTCCGTTCGGGCAATGTCTGATGCTGCTGCTGATGCTGCTGAAAAACAAAGAATTAGACAAATGCAAGCAGTTGCAAAAACATCTAATATGTCAGCGCTTGAGCAACTGCAACAAGGAATAGCAGAATCAAAATCTGCTTCAGCAAAAGCGCAAGAAAATATTGAACTTTCAAAAATAGATTATAGAGAATCTCAAGTAGCGGCAGCGGATGCTGCTACTGCCTACGCGGAAGCAGTTACAACTCAAGCAGAGGCAGCACTTGCTAATGCTAAAACTCCAGAAGAAATAGCAGCGGCACAATCTGCTTTAGCGGCAGCGCGGGGAGCAACAGATGCTGCTGCTACACTTAGTGGAAGTTCTGCGAGTTTAGCGGAAACAGATGCCAATGTGACTTTATCACAATCTGGTGGTCCAAAAGCAGGAGATTTTAAATACTATAAGGCTAGTAAGCCTGGATTTAGAATTCCAGTTTATTACGACGGCAAAGGTGGAGAGTATGAGGGTCCTGAAGAAGTAGACCCAGATTATAAAAGTACTGATGGAGAACCTAGTACTTATCCTAAAGCAGGAACTATTCTTCGTTATCGTTCTAGTAGGGCTGGTTATAGAATTCCTATTATTGCCGATGGTAAGGGTGGAGAATACGAAGGCGCAGAACAAGTAGACCCAGATTATAAACCTAGTGGCAGTGGTAAACAATTTGTAGAATACGAATATAATAGTAATTTTACTAAACGTCGTGCTAAATATTTTGATTCTGCTACTGGTGCATTTTCTTACGGTGAGTGGGAAGATAATCCTAAAACTAAAGCAGACTATGATAAAGAACAAGCAGCGGCTTCTTCTGCTGCTGCTGCTATGCAAGAAAAACGTGATGCTTTTGCACTTATTGAAGCAACGATGCGGTCATATGGATTTACGGATTCTGAATTAAAAGAGATTCTTAAATTTATTCAAGATGGTCTTATTGACCCTAATATGGGTCCTAATCAATTAACACTAGCACTACGTCAATTACCTGCTTATAAGGCTAGATTTTTTGGCAATGAAGAACGGCGTGCACGTGGGCTTGATGCTTTATCGGAAGCCGATTATCTTTCTCAAGAAAAAGATTATTCAGCAACATTTAGACAACGTGGATTACAAAGATTTGCTACACGTGGTCAGTTTGCAACTCTTATTGGTAATGATATTTCTAATACAGAAGTTGGAAAACGTATTGATATTGCTGTTGAGCGTGTTCAGTATGGCGACCCACAAGTTCTTAAACAACTTAAAACTTATTATAATATTACTGAAAATGATATTGCAGCCTACTACTTAAATCCTAAAGAAGTTCTTCCAGAACTAGAAGCCAAGACAACTACTGCTGAAATTGGTTCTGCTGCAGTTCAATATGGTTTGTCTGCAGAACGTGAAAGAGCAGAAGGATTAAGAGCCTTTGGTGTTGACCTTACAAGAGCAAGGGCTGGTTACGGATTAATTTCCGAACGCCTTCCTAGGACACAACAACTATCTAATATCTATAGTCAAGCAGGAATTGACTACACTCAAACAACAGCAGAAGAAGAAGAATTTAAAGGAACTGCTTCTGCCAAACGTGCTAGAGAAAAACTTAAAGAACTAGAAATTGGTTCTTTTATGCGTAGTAGCGGCACTGGTAGAACATCGCTCAGTAAAGGAACTGCTGGGCTTATTTAGAATCCTGACGTGGACCGACCAGCCCCACGCAGTGTATAAGACTGGTAGCAAGAGCCAGACTACTTTCCCCTGGGTAGCACTGTGGCTTGCGACTAACTACAAAAGAAAGGGTGGTTGCTATGAGCAACAACTACTGGGATGACGACGACGAAGACCAAAATATACCTGACCATCAACTAACTGGTGATGACTTAGTTAAGAAACTAAGAAAAGCCAAACGTGCTGATGAGAAGCGTATTAAGGAACTTACTGAGCAACTTGAGGGTTTAACCAAGGCGCAACGTGAGCGAACTGTCAAAGAAGTCCTAGAAAATAAAGGCATTAATGCTAAGGCTGCACGTCTTATCTTGAAAGATTTGGATGAAGTAACAGAGGAATCTCTGACTATGTGGCTCCAGGAAAATGGAGACCTAATTGGCTATCAACCAGAACAACAAGATGAAGGACGCAGGCAAAATCTTGCAGCACTACGTCAACAAGATGTAGTAACGCAGGGCGGTGTTATGCCTGATAGAACAGATGAACTATCAATGAAACTGGACAATGCGCAAAGTGCAGATGAGTTGTTAGCGTTCCTCCGTTCTCAATCCTAATTCCCGTTCATAGTCACTGGAGGTGACGCAAAAATGGCTGACGCATATGTCACCACAGGTTCCGCCTCTCTTGGAGGTACCGCTGGTGCTGCAGGTTTAGTTCAGAAGGCGTATGACCGTCTTCTAGAATTTGCGCTTCGCTCTGAACCACTCGTTCGTTCAGTCGCAGATAAGCGCCCTGCTCGCCAGGCAATCCCAGGCTCAACCGTTGTTCTACAACGTTATGTTGACCTAACAGCAGCAACTACCGCTCTTACGGAAGATGCTGACCCAGATGCAGTAGCAATGTCTACTCCAACATCTGTAACTATTACTCTCAATGAGTATGGTAATTCAGTACTTGTTACTCGTGCGTTGGAACTCTTCAGCCTTGCTGATGTAGACCCAGCAATCGCTAACATCATTGCTTACAACCTTGCTGATTCTATTGACAAGGTTGCGATGGCAACACTCCGCGCTGGTTCCAACGTAATTTACGCAGGTTCCACCGCTACTTCTACAGCAACAATCACTGCTGCTGCAACCCTTGCTTCTGCAAACATCCGTAAGGCTGTTGCTAAGTTGCGTGCAAACAACGCTAAGGGACGTAAGGGCAACCTTTACTGGGTTGGTATTCACCCAGAAGTCTCACACGACCTCCGTGCAGAAACAGGTTCTGCTGGCTGGTTGATTCCTCACCAATACGGTGCTAACCAGAATGAAATCTGGGCAGGCGAAATTGGAAACTACGAAGGTGCATTCTTTGTTGAGACCAATCGTATGTACACAGCAACTGATGGTGCTTCATCTGCAAAGGTGTACCGCACAATCCTTTGCGGTGCTCAAGCACTTGCTGAGGCAGTGGCAGAAGAGCCACATACAGTTATCGGACCAGTAGTTGACAAGTTGATGCGTCACCGCCCAATGGGCTGGTACGGCGTACTTGGCTTTGCTCGCTACCGCGAAGAGGCTTTGTACCGCATTGAAAGCGGTTCTTCAATCGCTTCTTAGTTGATTGATTCTGTAGGGCAGGCATATTTAAAAGTCTGCCCTATGGGATGAGTTCATTAGGAGGACTTATGACTGAATATATATTTAAGACACCGACAGTCTCAGAAGGTCCTGCTGGGGGACACAGACTGTTTTACTTTTACACGCTAGAACGTGGCATTAGTATTGTCAAAGATAATGGTGTGTATGAGCAGGCTAGATATTTGTTAGATGAAGACCTAGCAAGTTTTGAAGAAGTTTATTTAGGTGGACGTAACCATATTGTTAGTGAGGCTACTAAGGCAGCCCTTATTGCTGGCGATGTGGGAGTAACAGAAAGTAATTTTACTGCGATATGAAACATTGGGAGCACCATCCCGAACCGATTGATAACTGTTTCGGCTGTAAGGCGTTAACGCTACAGATGAATGCAGGAGATGCGAAGCGGGATATTCCAGATAAAAAATGGAATGCTGAACTACAAGCATACAGAGATGCTAGAGCACAAGGTATGCAACCTAATAGCACAAATATGCGGGATATAGTTGCAGCAGAGAAAGCATCAGAGGTTTTGGGTAGACCCTATAACGGGGACTCTATGCCAAAAGCACACAAAATAAATAAGGGCGTAGCCGAAGTAATGAAAGAGATAGGTGCATAATGCCAAAGGTAGGAAACAAGAAGTTCCCATATACAGCCAAAGGTAAGAAAGCAGCCAAGGCGTATGCAATGGCTGAAAAAATGGAATCCAAATCTGAAAAGAAAATGGAAATGAAGAAGGCTGTTAAGAAGATGGCTGCTAAGAAAAAGAAGAAGTAATATGCCAATGGAAAATATGAAGGTTCCTCATACTTACAGAGAAGAATGGCTTAAATCTCCATACTCAACAGCAGAAAACTATATGCCGTATGAAGAGTATTATGCTATTCGTGTAAGAACAGAACCTAATCAAAGTTTTCTTCGTGCAAAAGCAGCCAATAAGGATGCTCAAAAAATGTTAGCAGCAAGTAAGAAAGCAGTTAAAAGGAGTACAACCCGATGAAAACAAAAAAAGGAATGGGCTTCAAAGCAGCCCAATCACAAATTGCCAAAAAGCAGGGTATCTCCAAGGAACGTGCAGGAGCAATCCTTGCGGCTGGTGCTCGGAAAGCCTCAGCAGCAGCCAAGAAGAAGAATCCAAATCTTCTTAAAGTTAAAGGTGCTATGAAGAAGGGTAAGAA